GGCAAAGTTCGTCAAGCCGAAGCTGGCGCAGACCCCAGAACAGGTCGCCGCGTCGGCAGTGCTGCCGTCCATGCCGGCGCCCGAGCCTCCTCCCGACCCCATCCTGGCGCTGCTGAACGCTCCCAAGCACATCATCAGCCCGTTCGACGCCTCTCATGCCAAGAACGTGCTGACCGAACTGGCCCGCCGCAAGATCGAGGGATTGCGGCTGTACGAGCCGCTCCCAATCCCAGCAGCCTTCCACGCCTCCCACGCCCCTGAGAGGCTGCTGAGAGGCTCCAACCGGGCTTCCAAGACGCTCTCAGCCTCCGTGGAGGTCTCGCGGGCAGTGACGGGGCAGGATCCGCACAACAAGTACCCCAAGAAGGACGGTATCTGCTACGTCGTTGCCAGGGATCTGAAGCACATCGCCGATCCGATCTGGAAGGAACTTGGCCGGGCCGGGGCCTTCCGCATCATCCGCGACTTGTGGACGGGAGAGTGGCGGACTTACCGCCCGTGGACGCCGGACGATGCCAACCGCTTCGACCAGACGAAGCTGGCGCCGCCGCTCATCCCGCCCCGGCTGATCAAGAGCATCGCCTGGGAGAAGCGAAACCAGAACCAGCCCTCGAAGGTGGTCCTGCACAACGGCTGGGAGATTTGCTTCTTCTCCTCCGAGGGCAACATGCCCCAGGGCGTCCAGGTGGACCTGGCCTGGTTCGACGAAGAAATCCCTGAAGGCCAGAACGACTGGTACGCCGAAATCTCGGCACGCCTCCTGGACCGCCGTGGCAAGTTCATCTGGAGCGCCACGCCCCAGGCCGGCACGGATCAACTCTTCGACCTGCACGAACGCTGCGAGAAGCAGGCATTCGCCGAGAAGCCGTCCTGCCAGGAGTACCATCTTCTTCTCCGCGACAACCCGTACATCTCCGACGAAGAGAAACAGTTGATCGCGGACAAGCTCAACGACCCCGACAAGGTGGCCGTCCGCGTGCATGGGGAGTATGCGGTGCTGGGGTACAAGGTGTATCCTGAGTTCAGCATGAAGATCCACGGCATGGACATGGAAGGCGAGCCGCCGCGCAACTGGACGCGGTACATGGTCGTGGACCCCGGCCACCAGATTTGCGCCGTTCTGTTCGGCTGTGTGCCGCCGCCGTCTGAAGGCGACTTCATCCTGCTCTACAAGGAGCTCTACCTCCCCAACTGCGACGCCGAGATATTCGCCAAGGCGGTAGCCGCCACGACGCAGGGGGAGACGATCTACGCCTCGATCATCGACAACCACGCCGGCCGGGTGACGCAGGTAGCGGCGGGCATGACGATCGAACAGCAGTACATGGACGCCCTGCGGAAGCACAAGTTCCGGGCCGTGAAGACGGGGCAAGGCTTCATCTGGGGATCGGACGACATCGAGGCTGGCGTGAGCGCGGTGAAGTTGGCGATGCGGCCCAGGGAAGACGGGACGCCCAGGCTACGAATCCTCCGAGGTCGTCTGCCTTCCTTCGAGTGGGAGATCAAGCGTTACCACAACAAGCGGGTTGAGGGGAAGGTGGTAGACAAGCCTGACAACCGGAAGTCATGCCATCTGATGGACGACCTGCGCTACCTCATCAGCGCGCAGCCGCGTTACTACAAGCTCCAGCCCGGCAAGCAGACGATGGGTGGAGCCATCCGGGCGTTCCGGGAGCGGCAGAAGCGTCAGAAGGATAAGACTGGCCCTAGCTACGTGAGGTTGGGATGAACAAGAAGAAGCAACGCAAGGAAGACGACGCCACGCTGGACCTGCCAACGCTGGGCATGAGTGCCTACCGGGCCTACTGCGCGGCGCGTCAGATCGCCACGACGCCAGACTGGGAGAAGCTCTCTGCCGAGGAGCAGGAAGGGTTCTTGTGTGTGGCCAAGGTGGCACGGGAGATGGCGGAACAGCACTACACCGACACGGCTGCTGCAATGGCTGAGAAGTTGCGCACGGCTTTTACGCATGCAAACGGTGTTGGCCTGCTACCATCGGCGGCTGAGTGGACTGCCTGGGAAGCCGTGGCCCGCCACCTGGCCTACCTGGCGAGCGATGCCGACGTGAACGAGGGGCTGGGCGAACTGGAACAGTCCTGGCGGGAGTGGGCCAAGCAGAAGCTGGCTCAGACGAGTCAAATCTAGTGGCAGCCTTACAGGGGTGTAAGCCTGAGCTAATCTTTAAGGAGTTCTCATGTCCGAAGCGTTCAAGGCCCCGGAAGTGAAACTGGGCCAGATGGTGTATTGGTTCCCCGCCAAGGACCACCATGAGCCGTTCCCGGCCATCGTGACGGGCGTTGGGCAGGACACGCTCTGCGTCAACTTCTTCCAGGCCAACATCCACAACCTGGGCCTGAAGGATGGCGTGCGGCATGTGGACGATCCGCGCGCCAAGTTGGCAGAGCTCAGGAGCAACGGCGTCTGGAGCCACACGCCCGAGCACCTGGAGTATGTCGCGCTCAAGGCGCAGGTGCAGGAGTTGAAGCGAGCCTTCCAGGAATTGACTGGCCCGATCACGGCCAGCACGAAGAAGTGAGCCGGTAAATGGAGAACCCACTCAGGCCGATTGTCGGCGCCTGGTTAGAGAAGATCAAGAAGGCGTTGGACTTCAAGCGCGAGAAGTTCGGCAATGACGCCGACGAAGCGATGTTCTTCTACCACGGCCCCTACGACGACATGTACGGCCCTCACCGGGGTAAGTACGGCCGAGGGTTCGCGCCGCCTGCGGACGGAGAGGACTTCCCCGCACCTTCATTTCACATGACGGTGAACAAGGTCGCGGAAATGGTGGAGTTGTTCGGCCCGACGCTCTACCACAGGAACCCGGTCCGGCAGGTGAATCCGCGCGAGATGCCGATGCTCCCTCCCGAGCTATTCGGCGACACCCTCATGGACCCCAACGCCCAGATGGTGTACCAGCAGACGCTGATGCAGGTGCAGCAGGGCCAGTCGATCGACCAGGCCCGCGCCCTGCTTCTTCAGAGCTACCTGAACTACACGCCCACGGCGCTCGACCTGAAGACGGAAAGCCGCTGGGCGATCGACGAAGCGCTGATCAAGGGCCTTGGCCTGCTCTACACGGAGCTCTACACGCCCGAAGGCTCGCCGGGCATGAAGATGGTCGGGAGCTTCTTCGACTCCGTTGACAACCTCGTAGTGGATCCAGACGGGGAGAGCCTGAACGAATGCAAATGGATCGCGCGCCGGTGCGTTCATCCAGTCTGGCAGGTTGAGGACGACTACGGCCTGCCGCGCGGGACGCTCAAGGGGAACATCGAGAGCTACAACCGCCAGGCAGAAGTGGCTTCCGATCGGGATGGTGACTACAACCGCAAGCGCGGCCTCACCAACGACCTGATCGTCTACTGGAAGATATTCTCCAAGATGGGCCTTGGAGGGCTTCTATCCGTCTCGGGAGCCACCACCCCGGGCACGGTCGCTCCTGACACCCTCCAGAGCGCCCTGGCGGCCTACGGGGACAACGTGTACCTCGTGGTGGCCAACGACGTGGCTTACCCTTTGAACCTGCCCGACGAGTTCCTGTACGGCAACGCGCAGCAGCCGGCCGCGACGGATCAGGACGTGATGGGGCGGGTGCAGTGGCCGACGCCGTTCTGGGCGGACGGCACCTGGCCCTTCACGCCCATCTCCTTCCACTGGGTTCCCCGCTGCGTGTGGCCCATGAGCCACCTGAAGCCTGGCCTGGGCGAGTTGAAGTTCATCAACTGGGCCTACTCCATGCTGGCTGGGAAGATCCGGGTGGCCTGCCGGGATTTCATCGGCATCGCCAAGAGTCTCGGGGAGGAAGTGAAGGACCAGATCAAGCACGGGCAGGACTACACCATAATCGAGGTCGAGGCGCTGCACGACAGTATCGACAAGGTGGTGAAGTTCCTCCAGCACCCCGGCTTCCAGTCGGACATCTATACCGTCATCAAGGCGGTGGAGGACAACTTCGAGAAGCGCGTGGGTCTGACGGAGCTCATGTACGGCATGTCGGCCGTGCAGTTGCGCTCGGCTGAGGAAGCGAACATCAAGGGCAACGCGGTCTCGGTCCGGCCCGACGACATGGCGAACAAAGTCGAGGACGCCATGACGGAGGTGGCCCGGAAGGAAGCCCTCGCGGCGCGCTGGCATCTTCAGCCCCAGGACGTGTCGCCCATCCTTCTCTTCCT